TGAGAAAATATTCCAGTGGCATTTATTTTTATAAAATCATTACTACTGGAATCCAGTCTGGATCTTTTGTAAGGAGAAATTAAACCTTGTGTCGTGACATCATACAGATACACAGGAGCTGAGGTATATTTTGTCTTTTTCTTGACTGGAAGAACACATGATTTTATATTTCCTTCATCTCTTGAAAATTCTTTATCAAAGGTAATCAATGTCAATCTATCTGCAATTTTTCTATAAGCCACTAGAGTTGTTCCAGCTTCTATTGTTCCATTTTCATCAACAATTCTTGTGTATCTAAATTCTGTATCATGCGAAAGAACAAAAGCATAATCAGAAGAAATTAAATTTTCCTCATTTAAATTTTCTGGTGATGTATCTGCGGCATCTGTTGTTTTTATTAAAACATCACCCTGTTGCAACTGAACATATTCTTCAAAAAATAGAATATTTCCAGCGTATTTTGTATTAATCAAAGATTCTAAGTTCTTCTGCGAAAGAACAAATTCCTCGTATGGATTTATTATATTATTTGCAATTAATATAACCCATGCTAGATTTGAATCTCCGTAATATTTCTGTGCTAAAGTTTCTGGTGTATCTGTGTCTTGTACTAGCTCAGTGACAAAAAATTTATTTTTGCTATCTTCAGAAATACCAATTTTTCTAAAAATATCAATTACACTTTCAGTGATTCCATTTATATTATAATTTGTTTTTGGAAATGCATCGAAATACATTGATACTCCTGATTATATGTTAAAGTTATTCTGATTAAATGCCTGAGATCTAGTAATTAAACTTAAAGTACCAGATTGTCTGTATACTGGTTCTATTTCTACAAAATTAAGTGAAATTGTTGTAACAGAAGGTTTTAAACCATATGCAGTTAAAACAGTATAAGTTCCACTATCTGGAGCTGATCTGTTTATGGCTACTGATTGTAAAGTACACAATTGTGTATCTGTTAACCAAGTAAAATCTATCTCTGGACCCGTTCCAGGTCCTACTCCGAATAACCACATAGGTGGATGATTAAAAGATAAAATACTTCCTGTAGTAGAAGCAACAGCCAGAGATTCAAAACTCCTTGCAATTGCAAACGAAGCAAAAGAATCTTCATCTGTCAAGCAAGGTAAAACTATATTAAATTGATAAACTCGTTTATTTGTTCCAGCATAGATATTGTCATTAAAATCAGGTGGAATTATACCTGAAAAATAAGAGGCAACATCATATAAACCCTTTGTCAATGTCCCAATAACAGACAATGAAGTACCCATCATTCCTATTGGGTTTATAGTACCAATACCTGGTCCTAAATTAATTGATGTTAATTTACCAAGACCTGTTAATAAAGATACAGCTCCTTCAAAGATTTTTGTTGCTGGATTTTCGTTGAACTGATTAGCTACACCAGAAACTATATTTTTTGGTGCTGGAACATATAATGTTCCCAATTGATTTGGTGGGGTTGGTTGTACGCCCTGGAATCCATTACCCAATCTACCAAGGAATCCTTGATATTCAAAAGCACGAAATTTTAACCAAAGAGGTATTTCGGATCTTAATTTTAAATTTGCTGGATATATTTGTTGGACTAGCATTTTTTTCCTTGATAAATATTTTAATGGCGTATAAAACTAGATTTTATCCTAAAAATGTATCCAAATATATAGGTGATTCAAATAAAATAGTATGTCGTTCTTTATGGGAAAGAAAGTTCTGTAAGTATTTAGATGAAAATATAAACATTGTTCGCTGGTCTTTTGAGGGGGTTAAAGTTCCGTATGTATCCCCTTTAGACAAGTTGCCTCATAATTACATACCAGATTTTTTATTGGAAAAGAAAAACAAAGATGGAACAATAAGTACTATAATGGTTGAAATAAAACCAGAAAAGCAAACAAAAAAACCAATTCTTACAGAAAAAGTATCAAAAAGAACTTATAGTAAAAATATGGAAATGTTTTTAGTAAATCAAGCAAAATGGAGCGCGGCGAAACAATTTTGTAAGGAAAATAGTATAGAATTCCTAATACTAACAGAAAAAGAACTACTCTAATGGCAAATCCAACAACACCAGAAAACTTTAGATCAACCTCAATAGACTCTTTCAGAGCAGATGCCTTAAGAAAAGGCGGGGTACAACTAGCCTCTAAGTATATTGTAGATTTTTATACCCCTTTTGGAAATTTTACAACATATCCAAGTGAGGTAAATCTTCCACAAAGGGCTTTTGTTACCTATGATGCTGGTCAACCAGAATCATTATGGGGAACTAAAAGAAAGATTCCCATTCAAAATGAATTTGATGAAATTACTATGTCCTTTATAGTTTTCCAAGATTGGGCAGAAAGAACTTTTTTTGAAGGTTGGATGGACAATATTATAAATAAAGAATCATACGGCAGTGACAGTGTAGAATATTCTAAAGTATATTTTGATTATGTTGGAAAAATTTATATCTCTACTCTTCTGGCGAATTCTCATGACACAGTAACTTCTACCTTTTTGTTAGAAGAAGCCTATCCTCTATCATTATTGCCAATATCATTAACCTCAGAAAGCACTGGTTACACAACCTTCGTTGCAACTTTTGCATATAGAAAATATTACTTTTTATAAAAATAGGATTTATTCATGAACTTGAAATCTTTAGTAACTGATCATTTACCAACTTATAATTTGACTCTACCTTATAGTAAAATAAAAACTAAATTCAGACCTTTTCTGGTAAAAGAAGAGAAAAAACTTCTAATTTTAGAAGAAACTTCATCACAAATAGAAATATATCAAGGAATAGTAGATGTATTAAATTCTTGTTTTGATGGTGTAAATTTTGATAAAATACCTCTTTTTGAGGTTGAGTATTGTTTTCTAAAGCTACGCTCAAAATCTGTTGGCGAAACTTTAAACCCAAAAATAACATGCCCTATTACAAAAGAAAATCATGTAATTAGCGTTAATTTAGATAATATCTCGTTAAATATTCAAAATATAAATTCTACATTAACTCTAGATAAAAATATTAAATTACAATTAAAGTATCCAACAGTTTTTGATATAGTTTCAGAAGATGAAAATATCAATAATTTAGTTTCTAACTGTGTAGTTTCTATAGAAACTGTTGACGAGAAGGTGGAGGGGTCTTCTTTTTCCAAAGAAGACCTAATTTACTTTTTTGATCACATGACACCTAAAAATTATGATAAAGTATTAAATTATTTCAACAATATGCCAAGAGTAGAAATAGAAGCTTTCTATAAAACAACGGATGGTGTTCAAAGATCTCTTCTACTAAAGGGCCTTAAAGATTTTTTTTCCTAAGCCTCAGCCATATCTCGCTGAGGAATTATTTTGAATTAATGTATATTTTAACAAAAAATTATGGATATTCCTTGAATGATCTAGAAAATCTTTTGCCATGGGAACGAGATATTTATGTGGAACAATTACGACTAGATATAGAAAAGGAAAAAATAAATAATAAGTCATGAATTTAAAAACCTCAAAAAAGAAATTACCCAAAGAAAAAAAAGATCAGATGGAATCTTTTCTTTTTGGGTTTTTGCCAACAATTCATAAAAGTAATTTAAACACAGAATCATACAAATCAGAAAAACCAATAAACGAAGAAGAAGAAAAAACTTCTTTAATGCCCATCCTTAGTGGACTAAAATCTCAGACTGCTAAAATTTTTAGTTATTTGTCTGGAATAAAAAATATTGCAAATAATAACAATCAAAATGTTTCTAAAAACACAAACAATAATCTATATTCTATAAGTTATCCTAAAATTATAAATTCAAACAACGAAGAAACTAAAAATAAAAATATAGAAATAGGTTTAGCAAAAAATATAGATCAACAAACTATATTTAAACCATCTTTAGAACTTATAAAAAATATTAACGAAAAATTCAACACATCCCTGAACGAAGAAAATATCGTAAATATTACAAAAAGACCAATAATTCCTGCATTGAGAAAAGGTGGAGTTGTAAAAGAACCAACTGTTTCATACTTACACGAAAACGAAGCCGTGATTCCTCTAAAAGAGTCTAAACAGTTTTCTGAGGTAATTAAAATAATATCTGAACAAACTAAAAATAATATTTCTAAAAATGAAAGAATTAATAATACAGCAGATATGCGTAGCTATAGTACTAACAGATCTATGACCCAATCAAAATCTAATTCTTCATCAAACAAAGAATCGAAATCGGCATATATTGATAACAGATCCATGCCAGTATCTTTTGAAGGAACTGGTGGAGGTAAAGAAACTTTAGAAGCCAAAATACCAACTGTTTATGCTGGTTCGGCTTCAACATCTGAATTCTTTGTGAATTCGGCTAGACTTCCTTCATGGAGAAGTAGCATAGGATAAGAAAAGGCCCCCTTTCGGGGGCCTTTTTCATTCAGATTCCATTTCGAAAAGCTTCATAGGATCGATTTCCTCATCTGCATCGTCCTCTACCTTTCGCTTTTCCTTCAACGATGAAGGCTTTTCCTTGAAATCTTCTTCTCCCATCTCATCAGCACCGCGCATTGCTGGTGCTGTTCCCCTGATATCACCACCAAGAACTTCATAAAGACGCTTCTTTAGATCATCATAACTCTTGAAATTTTCTGGTGCGACAAATTCTGCAAGAGCGTATTGCTGCTTCCAAATCTTTTCGATCTTTTCATCATCTCCACCAAAAAGAGATGCTTGAGAATCGAACTCTGACTTGTCGTAGTTGGTAAATCCACCGATTTTGCGAATCTTCAACTTAAAGTTGCATCCATTCCAAGGATCAAATGGATTGATTGGATCCTCATCCTTGAATTCTGGCTGCATCTTTTCCTTAATCTTCTCAAAGATCTTCTTACCGTACTTGTATAGGAAAACCTTTCCTTCGTTCTGGGGATTTGCCTCATCCTTGATTACAAGAATATTTGAAACATAATTCTTCTTCTGCGCTCGCTGACGAGCGATATTCTTGTCTTCCTCTGATCCTGAATTCCAGAGTTGGCTATTCAGCTCACCACAAGGATCCTTTTCTCCAAGAGTACGACGACTGTTCTCAATATACCATCCACCAGGACCCTGGAATGAATGCGAGAGAAATTCTACCCAAGGGCAATCTTCGCCTTGGATCTCTGGCAGGAAACGAATAACCGCAAATCCGTTTCCCATCTTATCCTGTTCTGGTCGCCAGAACCGATCATCCTTATAATCCTTCTTTACACCACCCTCAAGCTTCTTCATGAGGTCTGCGATTCCACTCTTCGAACGATTCTTCATGTCCTTAAAACTCATATAATTCTCCTCGGAGGTCTACTCCGTTCTATTTTTAAACAGGAACTCCCTGTTTTCTACATTGTACTATTGTTATTTATACTTGTCAAGCGAAGGGTAAAGAATTCTTATTCTTTTTTATCAAATTGAGATTTTTTCCCTCAAGTTCTAATTTTTCCAGCAATGGTTGTGATAAAAGTTTAGCAACAAGAGAGTAATCTATCCCATACTCTTCTTGTAAATCAATTATTGCTTCTAGGTATGTTCCTTTTCTTCTCTTGACCAAGAATTCTACTTTTTTTGAAAACTCTTCTTTTGTAAAATTTGTAAGCATGTTGAACCCATAATGTTGTAATATATATAAAAATAAAGGACTAAAATGGCTGACGATATAACAAGTAATATTTCCATAACAACTAGCGATGGAACTGCAATATTAGCAACTGATTATGGAACTAGCGGAACTGGAGTTACTGCCGCGCATGTTCAATTGTCAAAATTAGTCTGGGGCAATAATGCATCTGCATACCGTGTCAGTGAAACCTACCCATTACCAGTATACCTATATGGTACATCGGGATCTGCTGACATAGGAATAACTGGTTCTGTTACTGGTGTTCACGGAGTATTTCCTGTACAAAATACAACAAACGGATTTATTGTTGTAGGTGGACCAACAGCAGGATTTACCTTTGGATATAACCCAGTCCAAGTAACTGGACATATACAAGGTATTACCAATGGTGTTCTGGTCGGAGTTACTGGTTATGTTCGTGTTGTGAACGAACTAAATGTTCAAGGCGTAACTAACGGCGTTGAAATTGGCATAACTGGTGGAAGAAGACTAAATCAATCAACAGACAGTGTAACTGTTTATGGTAATGTTGGTCTTTCTGGTGGATTAGCTCTTACTGCTTCTTCAAATTCAGTTGCTGTTTGGGGTTCCGATCTTGGTGGTAAAGTATTGTCAAGAATATATGCCAGCGATGGAACGACACTAGGTTACTCTGGTGATGCTCTCAATGTAAATATAGTTGGTGCTGGTATTACAGCTTCCATTACAATTGATCCCGTGGTAGGAATCACTAACGGATATGGATTGCCTTTGAAAGTGTGTGGAAGTGGCGTTACAACCGACGCTGCCGTCATCGTACAGGGAAGACTATCTGGTGGTGCTTTAGAAGTAGGAGCCGTCACAGCGATTCCTGCGACCGTTTCTGGAACAGTTACAATAGACGATGCAGATCTTATAAATTCATTAGAGTCTACAAGCAAACCATTGGTTTCAAATTTAGTATCAATTAAGAATAACACATCATTGCTTAACACAATCAATGATAAGTTGAATACTGGTGTTATTCAATCAAAGATAACTGAAACTGTTCGCCCTGTAAGACTTTCTAGTGGTAAGAAAACATTAACTACAACGGCAGCGGCAATTGCATCAACCCCACTCAAGGTCGGTGTTCATCTCAAGGCTCCAATCACAAATACTGCTA